AAATCAAAGCGAAAGCGTTGACGGAGGATGTGTTCGAAGATGCATACCGGATTGCAAGAGGCAACGATGCGACGTTGCTACAAAAGCTCGAGTTCGTCAAACTGGGCGCTAAGCTTGGTGATATGGAACCAAAGACTAATACTCAGGTCCAGGCGGGTCCAGGGTTCTCGATCACGATCAATTTATCACCGCCGAAAACCGAGCCAGTCACTATCGATCAGGTGGAAGAAATTGCTCAGATTGAGCAGAGCGAAGCACTCGAGGAAGTTATAGTCGCAGACAAACCGAAGCGGAAGAAAAAAGCGTGAAAGACAGAAAAGAGTACCAAAAAAAATACCAAGCTGCGTATTATCAGAAAAATAAAGAAAAAATAATAGCTTATGGTAAAGCATGGCGAAAAGCTAACCCAGAAAAAGAAAAAGCTAGAAAAAATACGTACTATGAAGCTAACCCTGGTTTTAAAAACGCATTAACTGCTAAACGCAAAGCAAAAAAAGTAACAGCTACCCTTCTATGGGCTAATATAGAGCGCATTAAAGAGATCTACATAGAAGCTGCGTACTGTAACGAGATTTGGCCAGAAGACCCTGTCCATGTAGACCATATAATTCCATTACAAGGTAAAACTGTTTCTGGGCTGCATGTAGAGACAAATTTGCAAATTATTCGGGCTTCAGAAAATTGCCGTAAGTCAAACAGTTTTAATCTATGAGCCATTTAACATACACACCCCCGGCGAGCGTTTCGGAATTTTTAACCGACGAGTCGTTTATATCATTAATCGTAGGGCCAGTAGGTAGTACGAAAACTACGGCAGGGATTATGAAGATTGCATATCACGCTAGTCGTATGGCGAAATGCAGAGATGGTATTCGTAGGTCACGGGCGATATGGATTCGTAATACACGAGAGCAGTTGAGGGATACTTCGATTCCGGACGTCTTGCGTTGGTATCCAGACGGTCAAGCAGGTGTATTTGAGAAAACTAACTACAAATTCATCTTAAGGTTTGACGATGTCGAATGTGAAATACTTTTCCGTGGTCTTGATGATTCTAACGACGTACGGCGTCTATTATCTTTGCAAGCAAGTTTTGGTATCTTGGACGAATTCCGGGAAATTAACCCTGACATTTTCAACGCACTGCAAGGACGTCTGGGCCGTTATCCTTCTAAACTGGACAATGCTGTTGGTTGTGTTACTGACGACGGCAGTAGTAACGCTCATATTTGGGGGATGACAAACCCACCAGACATGGACACGTTCTGGGAGCAGTACCTAAGCGAACCACCTAAGAACGCAGCATGTTATTTCCAGCCATCGGGTTTATCTCAAGAGGCTGATTGGCTTGAGTTTTTACCAGAGGGGTACTATGAAAACTTGGCAGAAGGTAAGAGCGAAGACTGGGTTGATGTTTACATCAATGCGAAATTTGGTAAATCCCTGTCAGGCCAACCTGTATTTCGTGCTTTCGATTCTGATATTCATGTGTCTAAAAAACCGCTGACCTATATCAAAATGTCGACAAACCCGCTTATAATCGGGATGGACTTCGGCTTAACGCCAGCTTGTACGATTAGTCAGGTTGACCCGATGGGCAGATTTCTAACGTATGCGGATTTGGTTTCCGAGGGGATGGGTACGCTCAGATTTGTGCGGGAGAAGTTAAAACCACTCCTAGCCAATAAATTCCCAGGCATGCCAGTATTGATTATTGGTGACCCAGCAGGAACGCAAAGAGCCCAGACAGATGAACGTTCGGTGTTCGATATTCTCAAGCAAGAAGGCTTTAGGGTCATTCCAGCTAAGTCAAACAGCATTGTGGCTAGACTCTCAGCAGTAGATGCTCTGCTCACTCGAATGGTTGATGGTAAAGTCACGATGTTGATCGATCCGTCATGCAGAAATATAATTAATGCACTTCGAGGCGGATATAGGTATAAAATCAAGTCAAATGGTGAAACGGACGATAAGCCCGAGAAGAACCAGTATTCCCACGTAGCAGATGCGTTCCAGTATGCTTGTTTACACGCAGATGGAAATTTAACCGGGGATGTATTAAGCAAAAAAGCGAAAAAAGTTGAAAAACATGCTTTTGTTTGGGATTAACGCTTGACACATCAAGTACTTATGAGTTACAAAGTAACTATTAACATCCAAGAATAGTCTATGGAATCTGCGTTGAACATCACAAACGCTACAGCCCCAGGTTACACATCTGTTGGCGGTATCGTACCAATTAAGTCTATCAAGCAGCTCCAGGAAGAGGAGCGCCGAGCAGCCGTCGACGCAAATTCAAGTACCGTAATACAAAACCTTGCTGCTTACATCAAGCAGAAGTGGTGGTACGCTCGTATGGCTAAAGAGTACACAGTAGAGCAGCAAATGCTTAAATCTGTGCGTTCACGCCGTGGTCAGTACGATCCTGATAAGCTAGCTCAACTGCGTGAGCAGGGTAGTTCCACAATTTACATGATGCTGACATCTAACAAGTGCCGTGCCGCTTCAAGCTGGCTGCGTGACGTTATTATGTCTAGCCCAGAAGAAAAACCATGGAGCTTGCGCCCAAGTCCGATTCCAGATATGGAACCAGATATTCTGCAAGACCTCATGATGCAGGCACAGAAGCAGCTAGAACAGTTGTTAGCCTCAGGTTATAACCCGACAGACGTTGAAGTGCGTGAACTTCTCCTAAAGCTTAAAGACGCAGCCTATCGCCAACTTGGTGACATTGCTGAAGATACTGCTAAGCGTATGGAAAAGAAGATGCATCAGCAGATGATCGAAGGCCAGTGGACTACAGCGTTTGCTCAGTTTATTGATGACCTCGTCACATTCCCAGCAGCGATCCTTAAAGGCCCAGTTGTTCGCAACCGCCCTGAGCTGAAGTGGGTAAAACAGCCAGGTGGTAACTACGACCTGCAAGTACAGAATGTATTAGCCCTTGAGTGGGAACGCGTAAGTCCGTTTAATCTTTACCCCGCTCCAGATGCCTCAACAATTGACGATGGGTACATGATTGAAAGACACAAATTATCTCGAGCAGACCTGCACCAGCTTATCGGCGTTGATGGCTATAGCGATGGCGCAATCCGTGGAGTTTTGGAGCAGTATGGTAAGGGTGGACTCCGTGAGTGGATATATGTCGACCTTACAAAGGCTACAGCAGAAGGCAAATCGACGACAGCAGCTGGTCAAAACCCTTCTGAACTTATAGACGCATTGCAGTTCTGGGGTTCTGTACAAGGTCGTTTACTCCGTGACTGGGGTATGACTGAAGAAGAAGTTCCAGACCCGATGGCTGAATATCCGATTGAAGCTTGGCTTATCGGTACTTGGATCATCAAAGCAGTTATCAATCCAGATCCATTAGGTCGTAAACCTTACTACAAGACCTCTTACGAGGAAGTCCCAGGAGCGTTTTGGGGCAATTCTGTAGCTGACCTATGCCGTGACACTCAGGACATCTGTAATGCGGCTGCTCGCAGCTTGGTGAACAATATGAGCTTGGCATCAGGCCCACAAGTTGTTTACAACATTGATAGACTCCCAGAGGGTGAGATTGTTACTCAGTTGTACCCATGGAAGATCTGGCAAGTTACATCTGATCCTGTAGGTTCTAACTCTAACCCAGTTGAATTCTTCCAGCCTTCTACACAAGCTAACGAGTTAATGGCGGTGTATGAAAAGTTTGCTACTTTGGCTGACGAGTACACAGGTATTCCACGCTATATGACTGGCGGCTCACCGACTGGCGGTGCTGCTAGAACTGCATCAGGTATGTCGATGCTTATGACTAACGCCGGTAAATCAATCAAACAAGTGATTGCGAATATCGATGAACATGTCATTAAGCCATGCGTTGATCGTTTGTATTACTACAACATGCGTTATTCAGACGATCCTGATCTTAAGGGAGATGTGGATATTGTTGCTCGAGGAGCTGCCTCCATTTTGGAAAAAGAGCAAGCTCAGCAACGTAGAAACGAATTCCTCTCAATTGCATTGAACAGCCCAGCGGCACAGCAAGTAGTAGGCATGGAAGGTATTGCAGAACTTCTTCGTCAAGCAGCCGGTACGCTAGATATGAACGTTGATAAGATTGTCCCATCAGCAGAGCAAATGAAAGTCAAGCAAGCTGAAGCAACTCAGCAAGCACAAATGGCACAAGCAGCTGAAATGACAAACCAACAACAAGGTAATCCACAACAAGGTGGAACTCCACAAGCAGCACCAGGCGGAGCTCAACTTATGAATGGCGCACCAGTAACTGATAGATTTTCGCAGTAAAGCTTGACAAAGTAGTTCAGACGTTGTAAATAGTAACTAAATCAGGGACTTACCTGATGACATTAAGGAGTTTTTATGAAAGCAATCGCACCAATGGAGTCACGCTCCAAAGAGTACGCTCAAGAATCAGCTAAAACTGATGGCATGAGCAAAGGCGCTGCTACCCAAGGAGCCGGTGGTTCTGATGGTAACGTTGACGCTTTAGGTAAACGTGGCGGTAAAGAGTTCGCTCAAGAATCCGCTCGCACAGAAGGTCTTTGCAAGTAAGTGCTAAGATTAGATGAGCAAGTAGCACGTTGTTTTCAACGACTACAAGCCAAAGAATTTGAACCGCTAGTTCAGTTTCTCAAGGAGAGCCGAGAAGGAACCTTGGAACAACTAGTAGGTGTAATACAATTAGAACAGATTTATCGGCTACAAGGTGAAGCCGCAGTATTGGCCGACTTACTAGGTCATATTAAAAACTCTAATGAGTTAGTCACCAAACTAAGCGCTACCCGCAAGGGATAGCATAACCCGTAGTAGCAGACCGTATATCGAGTTTGCGCAGACCGTTAAGAGCGGAGCGCACATGAGAGTCGGAGCTAAAGGAGATAGAAATGGCATTGCCAAAGGCAGTTCAGCAACAGCTGGAAGAAGCAGACCGTATTGCGGCCGAATTAGGCGGCGAAAAGACCGGGGAGGGCTCCTCGGAGACTAACCCGAATAATCAACAAAGTGATCAAAATGTAGAACCACAAGTTCCACAACAAGATTCGCCACCATCCGATCCGTCGCCTGACAATAACGTTTCGCAAGAGACAAAACCAACGGAAATTCCTGAAGAAAAATGGTCTCACAAATACCATACTTTAAAGGGAATGTACGACGCAGAAGTACCAAGACTACATAGCCAAGTGCGTGAGATGCAAGCGCAAATCCAACAGTTAATCGAGGATAAGGCACAAGTTGCGGCACAAGTTGCGGACGCTCCGAAGGGCAGTTCTCTAATCACTGACGAAGACAAAGAAGCATTTGGGCCAGATTTGATTGACCTAATTGAGCGAGCAACAGAGGCTAAAGTGGCAACACTTAAATCTTCCGAAGCGCAGCTTAAAGAGGAAATTAAACAGCTTAAAGGACAGCTTGGAAACGTAGAAGAACGTCAAGTAGTATCCGATAAGGATCGATTCTTGGCAGCTTTATCACAACAAGTACCAGATTGGGAAGCACTGAACACAAATTCAGGATTCTTAGCTTGGTTGCAAGATGTTGATCCAGTTTACGGAATTCCAAAGCATGTGGCACTAACGAACGCTTATGAAAATGGAGATGTTGCTCGTGTAGCAAATATTTTCAAGACTTATAAGAGTACATTAGCTCCATCTGCACCTCCTCAAGCTAAATCAAATCAACAAGAGCTTCAGCGTCAAGTTGCGCCGACCCGTACTCGTTCGACGTCGCAGCCCGGAGACAATCAGGACAAACCAATGTATTCAAACGGAGACATTGAAAAGTTCTACTCAGATTGGAGACGTGGCTACTACACCGATGAAGAGGCGGCACAGATGGAAAAACAAATTCACGCCGCAATTGCCGAGGGCCGTGTTCGATAAAAAGAACTAAAACCCGGAGCGAAAGTGGTATTTTAAATCCCTAGAAAGGAAACCTAGATGTCTACAATCACTCCGGGCGCAGTCTACCCAATTAACGCAGGTGGTTTCAACGCCCCTAACGGCGAAACAGCCTACTCTGGTACAGCTTACAGCGGTACATTCATCCCTACCCTCTGGTCAGGCAAACTGGCACAGAAGTTCTACGCTGCTACAGTTTTTGGCGAAATCGCTAACACTGACTGGCAAGGCGACATCACTGGTATGGGCGACACTGTAATCATCAATACCATCCCGACAATCACCATCAATGACTACGAAATTGGTCAGAACTTGGCATACGAGATCCCTGCTCCAAGCACAATCTCTTTGACAATCAACAAAGGTAAATACTTTGGCGTGAACGTAAACAACGTTCTCGAATTGCAAGCTAAGCCAAAATTGATGGACGTGTTCACCAATGACGCTGCTATGCAGATGAAGATTCAGATCGATCAAGACGTTCTCGGTGGTACATTCAACCAAGGCGCTTCTTACAACCAAGGTGCTGATGCTGGTAAGATCTCTGGTGCATTTGACCTCGGTACTGACGACGCTCCTGTAACATTGTCAGCATTAAACATTCTCCAGAACATCACTGCGTTGTCTTCAGTATTGGACGAAGCAAACGTTCCTGAGACAGATCGTTTCTTGGTAATTAGCCCAACAGAGCGTCAAATCTTGATGCAATCTAACTTGGCTCAAGCTCAGTTCATGGGTGACCCATCTTCTATCCTCCGTAACGGTAAGGTTGGAATGATCGATCGCTTCACAGTTTATGTATCCAACTTGCTGCCACGTGCAGCTGCTGGTGAGAACTGGGTTGGCGGTGCTGATGTTGGTACAGCTAAGCGTCATGCAATCATGGCTGGTCACAAGTCTGCAATCACTTTCGCATCACAGATCGCTAAAGTTGAGAGCTTACAGAACCCTAACGACTTCGGTACATTGATTCGTGGTTTGAACGTGTATGGTTACAAAGTTGTTCAGGCTGACGGTCTAGCACTCTTGGTCGCTGCAGGTTAATAACTGCTAACGTGGGTGGAGAGTTCTCCACCCACAACTTGACTTAAGGAGTTTGACATGACTGTATTGACCGATTTAGCAGTAGCGGGTTATTCAACCCCACAGATCGAGGCTATCCAGGCAGTTGGCGTAACTCCAGCAGATTTAGTTGCCGCAGGTTTTTCTACTGCACAAGCAAACCAAATTCTTGCTGATTTAACTCCAGCAGACGGTGGCAACGGATATGTGCAACAAGGATTGTGGTTTGGTACTCAAGCCCCAGCTTTGGTAGCATATCTAAACGATTAAAAACGAACGGGGCTTCGGCCCCTTTCTCTAATATAATAGGGCTATGGGAACAATAACCGCAAAATCCATCATCGATAAAGCATCGATTCAGTTGCTCGATACCAGCAATGCTCGCTGGACTCGCTCAGAACTGCTCGGATGGGTAAGTGACGGCCAAAAACAAATTGTTATCATATCCCCCAACGCTACTAATAAAGTGAGCGTAATGCAGCTAGCCGCAGGTACTCGCCAAACGATCCCATCAGACGGCTGGACGCTTTTAGAAGTAGTTAGATCTATGGGCACGACTGGTACAAAACCAGGTCGTGCTATTCGTAATACCTCTCGTGAGTTGATTGATTCATATAACCCCGACTGGCATGCAGATTATCCAACTGCTACACCACGACACTACATTTTTGATCCACAGGATCAGACAGTATTTTTTGTATACCCACCTAATACAGGTGCAGGGTATGTGCAGATCAACTATTCACCAGTTCCTCCTACTTTAACGTCTGAGGACGATGTCATTAGTATCAATGATATTTTTGAAACACCTTTGCTTGACTACGTTCTTTATAGAGCTAACAGCAAAGACGCAGAGTACGCTCCAGGCTTGCAGCTTGCAGCCGGATACCTACAAACCTTTATGGCATCTATGGGTCAGAAATCTACTTCTGAACTTGGCAATAGCCCAAATCAGCAGTTCACACCTAAAGATCCTAGCAAACCAGGCTCGCAATCATGACCCAAGCTTACGGATATTCCGTTTCTTACGACGAGTTTTTGCCATACGTTCTTCAGTATGTTCCTGATGCGTCAGACTTTATTGCCCTTAATGCGATTAAATCTGCTGCTATTGAGTTCTGCGAGAAAACCCTTATTTGGCAATATAACGTTCCAGCCATGGGCATCATTAATGGACAGAACAACTACGTAGTTGCAACCCCATCCGATACTAAGATGGTCGTGCCTGTGCAGGCATACTTCAATACTAACTTGTTGATCCCTAAGGGCCCAGATGAGCTAGCTGAGATTTACCGCATGGGCGACTACCAGCAAATCCAAGGCGCTCCACAGTACATCACACGGATTACAAAGCCTGAAGTTGTTTTAGTTCCAACACCATATGTTACGCAGCCCGCTATTTTGTACCTCAAAGTGGCGTTAGCTCCTACACGTGATTCAGAAGAGATTAGCTCTGAGATGTTTGAGCAGTATGCAGAAGCTATTGCTTGGGGCGCACGTGCACGTTTATATGCACAGCCAAGGCAAGATTACACAGATCGTGCAGCATCGATCGAGGCATTAAAAATGTTCCGTTACGAGATTAACAGAATCCGTATGCAAGTTACTAAGGGCCTTACACGAGGTTCTCCACGAGTTGAATTCCAGAGGTGGGTATGAGTTCTACAATTAAATTAGTCCAAGGCGACAATCTACCGCAGGTAACGTTAACTCTAACGGACTTGCAAACAGATGCCCCCCTTGATTTATCTGCTGCTACAACAACTGTTGTAGTAAAGCTACGAGCTTTAGGCGGCACAACTGTTTTGTCTACTTTAGTCTGCGTAAAGACTAACGGTGGCTTGGACGGAGTAATTATGTTTTACTTCCCAGCCAATACACTAGACATCCCAGCAGGGCAATACCAAGGCGAAATTGAAATTAGTTATAACGGACAGTATTTGACAGTATTTGACTTACTTCAATTTACCCTTCGTGCTGAGTTCTAATGGCCATTGATGTAATACGTTCTAAGATTGTTATAGCTGGTTTAAGCTATATACAGCCTATTTTTAAAGCAGATTACCTCCAGATTCGGGTAATTGCGGAAGTAACTATGCCAGACGTCTTGAACGTAGACATCGTAACACCTACAGATTTAGTATCTCTAAGCACTACAAAAGTTGTAGCAGATACAACAGATGGCTTCACAGATGCGCTAACAAGGGTTCTTGGCAAAACCCTAACTGAACAACAGTATCTTGACGACGATGCCGTAATTGGAGATATTCAGCCACATAGAGATGGTATTGATGCGGCATACCCCACTGACACAATTACTGGCTTTAGCTTTGAAAAATACCTAGCTGATACGTTTGAAACATTAGACGAAGCCACTGCAGTAAGGCTCTTTCAACGAGAATTTGTCGATAGCCTAACAACTCCAGACACACCATACAAATTAGTTACCCCTCCTAGAAAAATAGATTTAGCAACGGCTTCAGATATTAGCTATAGAGGAGTGTCCAAGGGAGTATTTGATAGTTTGCTATTGGCCGACCATACGGGTGAGAATGTGCAGTACCGTTTTTTTAAGTCCTCAAACGATATCCTTTTCGGCACGGATGAGCAAATAGTTACCCTTAACACACAAAAAGCTGATAATATGGCCCTAACTAGCAGTGGGGTTTTAGCTATGCAGGATTATTGTGATATAACCTATTTTTTAGAAGACTATGTGGGGCTTTCCCGCACATTTACGTAAGGAGCAGTAATGAACACAAACGAAAACTTAAAAGCCTCAGGCTCCCTACGGGTCGTCATCACGGGCAAAAATGGGCAAACTAAAGAAGAACATGACTTCAAGAACTTAGTTGTTACTGTAGGCAAGAATTTTGTCGCATCACGAATGGTGGGGACTACAGCCAACGTAATGAGCCACATGGCTATTGGTTCTAATAGCACTACAGCTACAACAAGCGATACAGCCCTAGGCGCTGAATTAGGGCGAGTAGCTTTAGCCTCAGGCTCTGCTACGGCAGCTGTAGTTACTTATACCGCTACTTTCCCAGCCGGTACAGGCACAGGCGCTGTTGTTGAGGCTGGAATCTTTAATAACTCCGTCGGAGGGACTATGCTCTGCCGCACTGTTTTCGCTGTGGTCAATAAAGGAGTAGATGACGCTATGAGCGTCACGTGGACTGTCACAATTTCTTGATAAGACTACGTAAATAAGGGGGAACAATCTTGGCTACTATTATAACCCGTGCAGGGAAGGGCTCACCGCTAACCAATGCAGAGACAGATGCTAACTTTGTAAACCTAAACAACGCTAAGCTGGAGGTAACAGCTGCAGCAAACGAATATGTCGCTTTAGCAGGGACATACGCAAACCCACCCTGGATCACTACGTTAGCAGAAACTAAAGTCCTACCAGTGCAAAGCGGAAATAATAGCAAATTTTTGCAGACAAATGGGACTTACACTGCTTGGGCATCGGTCGATTTAAGCGCCTACACTACCACTGTTACCGCCGATGTTTAAAGTTCCCCCTGTAGCAGTGCCACCATCACCTGGTTTTCCAGTGTTATCGCTGCTTGCGTTTGCTCCGGCTCCGCCGGTTATAGTTG